TGTACCACAATGGCTTAACTTTACTTTCAGGTCGATACGATACAAAATACATCGTTTCTAACTTAGGATTCACTGTAAAATAATGCAACACTTGGTGGATATTGTCGCTTGGAATATCATTGTTCAAAATAGTCTCGGTGTGCTTCTTTGCTTTAGGGCATTTGATTTCAAGACCGATTGTGTCATCTTCAGATAAGCCATCTGGGCTTATGCAAAGAATGGGAATAGATGCGTTTTGTAGAAATCCAACTTCCTTAAACGAAATAAATAATTCGTCAGAAATTGCTTCCCTCGCATAAACTTCTAACTCCGTACCTCTTACCATGTCAGCTGAGGCGTATGTATCTTCCATTTCCCAGTCTTCGGTATTTTGTGCTATTAAATCTATCAGTAACGTATCGCTTTTAATAAACAGACCTTTGCTTGCTGTTCCTGTTATCTTTCCCCAACGAAGCTCAAACCACATCGGAGTTCCTTGTAATATGTCGTGTTTAATCATAACTGCTCTAATTGTTCTTCCGTTAATACATAATCTTTAATCAATTGCTCCTTATCAAATTTACCCGCTTTAATAGCTTCTAATGCCTTTGTGAATCTTTCAGGTGAAATAGGTTGTTTTTGCTTAATTAGTTGTGTGGGCTTAACTCTTATTCCACCTACTTGTTTACCCATCATTTTGATTGATTCATCGAAACTCAACTCAATAACTACTCCGATCCAGTTACCAATGTTTCTTGATTCAGCAGACGTTAACGATTTTTGTAGCTTAACAACAGCTGCGATTGTTTTACGATTAATAGAATTAACTACCATTGGCTTAACATCCTCTTCAAATTCCAAGAAGTAACCATCCGTTTTGTTGCCTGAAACGTCAACACCTCGTGCGTAATAGGCATCTTTAATTGTTAGAACGCATTGTCCTAATTCTGTAACGATTGTTTCAACATCGATTCCTGCGATGTGTGTAGACTTGCGATATTTCATGCAGTCTATCTCGTGTTCTTTGTTCATACTTTTATTTTTTTAAAATTATACAATTCAAGAAAACAAGCGGCTGGAATGGACTTGTTAACTTGAATTGTTTATCTAATTTTTATCTTTGGATTGGTTTCCAGCCTTTATCCGATATTGCAAATATAATACTTATTCTTTAATCTACAACAATAAAAGAAAAAATATGTTCAATTATTGGTAAAGTCCATCCGTCACCGAGTAAACTTGCTGCTTTATTTCTTGTTAGAATATCGCAATAGTTATCAGGGAAACCTTGTAAGCGGCATAATTCAATTTTATTAAGTGTTCTTAATGTTGCTCCATTCCAAGTATATAAAGGCTCATTTCCTTGCAACAAACAAGGTGCTTTTCCTTTAGTCACTCTGCCTCTTCTTGTTATTGAATTTGGAAAAGTTAAATTTAAACAATCATTTTCAGTAACTATATCAAAACCTTTAGAAGTATTTGTTTTTACCCTTAATTCATTTTCACTTACATAGCAAATATTAGGTATTTGTTTACCTTTTTTCAATCTACTATTAATATATATTTCTTGTCTTTTCTCATCGTTAATTAGATGCTTGTAATCAGACGCAAGAATACTTCCAGCCTTATCTCTATTGGTAAAACCATCCGTAATAATATCCTTAAACATTATACCTTTATCTTTTGGCTGTGGTATATCAGTTACGATATCAAACATTAATTGTTTTGTTTTTATATTTGTCCAATAATATCGATCACGCAAAGCGGCGACAACTAATTTAGAATTAATGCGAACCGGATAAACTCCCAAAGCCCTGCTCATTATACCAACATCCATTTTACTTGCGCTTCCTACGTTCTCTTGAAGAAACAATATCTTTGGATTCAATGCTTTTATATACTCTAATATTTCAACAAACACAAAAAACAAACTTGACTTTTTACCATTGATTCCGGCACGCTTTCCCGCTGCTGATAAATCTTGACAAGGACTTCCGCTTAATATTAAATCAATACTTTTCCAATCAATATCCCATTCTTTCCATTTAGTCACATCACCTACTTGAATCGTGTCAGGGAAATGGTGCTGCGTTAATTCAATTGCATACGGCTTTATTTCACTTGAATAATATTTGTCAACTTTGATTCCAACATTTTCCAATGCTTGTCTTCCGGTGTTCATTCCGTTAAATAAGCTAACTACATTCATATCGTCTCAATTAAATTAATTTCCTCATTTCTCAATATCATTCCAAATCTATAAAAACAATCGTCCTTAGCTATCTCAATTGCTTGTTCTTCACTCGTTGCAAATGTTTCGATGAAGTAAATTTGCTTGTACGTTATTCTAAATCTTATCATAATATTTTAGTTTTAAATTCTTCAAGTGAACGGATTAGCCAATACTCAAAACCCAATGCAGTAACTCGCTCTTGGAAATCTATTTGTTTATCGGATTGTTTTCCTTTTGCATCCTTAAATTCGCAGAAAATTACACGATTTTCTAATACTATAATTGTATCCGATGCACCCGCAAGCATTCCAGTTGCTTTTTTAAACATTTGTTCACTTGCATTTCTTCCCTCATTTGGCACACTAAACATAATTAGTCTTGGATTATGGTGTTTTAAACAAAACGTGTTGTTAAACCAAATGTAGCACGCTTGTTGTATTGCTGATTCTTTCATAAGTTTCTATTTTCTATTTGAATTTTTGCCCATTTATGGTGATACTTCATTAATTTTCCGTAGATTTTAAAATCGTTTGCAGTTTTTAAATGGTAATATATCCAATTCTTTGAGTAATTTTTTTGCTGCTGAATTTGTATTAACATATCTATACTCGCAGTCTTGGCTAATTCTTGTATTTCAGGACCTGACATTAATACCAATTGTGCAAATACTTGTTCTTCTATTTCTTTTTGTGAGGCTTCCATCACCTCTCCGCATTCCGGACACACCATAATATTTGAACTCATCGCAAACGAACAACTCGGACAATTTTTTATAGGTGCTGCACCTTCTTTTTTCTCTTTCTTTTTCAATGTCCAACGTCTCGGAAATTCCCAATAATTGTGCGTCTTGACATTGTTACCAAAATCAAGTAAGGTAAACTCCGATTTGTTAGGATAGATTCTTGAACCTCTACCTGCCATCTGCAAAAATAAAGGTAGTGATTTTGTGGCACGATATAAAATAACCACTTCAATATTTGGTACATCGAATCCAGTTGTTAAAATTCCATAGTTAGAAATTATTGCGCCATCCGTATTTTTAAACCATTCGATTTTTTCTTTACGTTCAAAATCTGTCATATAGCAATCAACGTGTTCAATCGGTAATCCTTTATGTTTCCAATCCGCCACAAGTTCTCTACTACTTTCTACGTTGGGAGCAAACACAATTGCTTTTTTACCATTGCAGATTCTTATGTAATTTTCATACACTCCGTGAAATAGTTTTATCTCGCTGAATCTTTCCGCCATTGATTTCTCATCGTAATCTCCACCTTTAGTTTTTACACCGGATAAATCCACCTTAACACCATATGTTTTACAAGGGGATAATTTACCCTTAATAATCAAATCCGGTGTGTCAATTACTTGCACTATTTCGTTATAGAATTTCTCAAGTGATTCTTGTTTACCTTCCCGATGAGGTGTGGCAGTTGCTCCAATTACAAATGTTTTATCCGAAACGTATTCAAATATAGGGTCAAATATAGATTTGTGTGCCTCATCAAGTATAATCAAATCCAAAGACTTTATTAGTTCCTGATATTCGAGATTCTTCATTCTTCGCATAACTGTTTGAATCATTCCAACATACAATGAATGTGAAAAATCCACCTTTTTGTTTGGCTTAATCTCGTTACAATGCAACCCCATCTCAACAAGTGCGCCTGAACTTTGGGAAAATAATTCCTTTCTATCTGTTAGAATCAAAATCCGCTTATTTTTAGCAAATGCTTCTTTTGTCATATAGCTAAACATAATCGTCTTTCCGCTTCCAGTTGCAGAGCATAAAATCAAACGCTTTTTTCCGTTAGCAAAATGCTTTTTTATCTCCGTAATATATTGTTCTTGATAATCGTATAACTGAATCATATAGTGAAAGGATTAATTTGTTGCATAATCTCGGATTTTCTCTCTACATAATATTTGTTTGAACGTTCACGAAATAATGGATTACCAAATGTTTGCTTCAATTCACTACCTAACTTCTTCATTGAAAGAATGCGCTGCTTTGAATGTGTTTCGATTATATCTTTTATCTCAGTTGCCGTTAACCACTCGCCTCTATCTTCAGGAACATTAAAAAATTTAAATATCAATTCGCGCTCAAATGGGATGGATTCAAATGATCTTCCTACTTCATTTAATACGCTTAATTCTGTATCTACCAATTGATACACCTCGCCCGTTGTGTATGCACGATGTAATTCCATAAACAAATCATCTTTATCAATTGAATTATATAATGAATGGTCAATGCTTATTACTTCAACAGGTAAAATTCTTGTGTTTCCAGTTGAATCGTTAATTAATTGGTGGTCATTAGATGTGCCACACAAAATAGCTAATCGTTTATAATCTTCGTTGTATCTTCCGTAAGCTGCACGAAGGGAAAAATAATTTTTAGATGTCAATTCCTTAAACTTTTTTTCGTCTTGCTTTGATTTTCCACCCATCTCATCGTCCATTACGATAAGTTTCTCACACATCAATAGCTCATCATCCTTTCCTCTATCCAAATTCGATTCAGCGTAATATGGTTGTAACGCACTTGGCAACATTCTTCTAAACCATTCTGTCTTTCCGGTATTTTGTCCACCCGTTAAAGATAAAACTGAACGCACAGGATTACCATATACACAAGCTATCATTCCAATCATCCACTTTCTAATGAATCTATCCTTTAATGGTGTGTCACTCTTTATGGAATCACATAATCTTTGAATGTTGCCTGTTGAAATTCTATGCTTATTTGCTTCAACATATTCAAAAAATGGATTATATTCAGGAATATTTACAGACTGAATGATTCGATTTACAATATCAAATGTAATTGCTTTGTCATCAAAGGTTATTCTGCATTCCAAAAATACGCTATTAAACTCTTTGTCATACATCGGAACACCATCCCATTCGTATTTCCTTGTAATTACGTTTTTCCGTATCTTAAAACGCTTTAAAATGAAATTAGAGCAGTTTACAATCATATTCTCTGCGCTATTATCAAAGCGAATATCCATATCTCTACGCTCAAAGACTTCATTTACTATCTCAAGTGCTTCTTTTTCATCAATATTTTTGTCTATTTGCAGTTGTTTAGCAGCTTCAATCTTCGGTGTGTTCATTCTTTTAGCAAGTTTGACGCTTGAAATTGCTCTATCGGAATTATATTTCGACAAATCAACACCGGCTAACTTCAAAAAATAGTAGAATGTACCAACATTTACACCAGTTCCGTTTCGTTTTAGTGAAATATCGTACTGCTTATCCGTTTGTACCTTGTTATATTTCTCGGAATAAGAACATAACTTGTGAAAATAATCCCTTCCATCTTCTCCGAATCCTGAAACAAGCGCAAAAGATAGGTTTAAATAATCGTAATATTCATCCACTACCGATTTATTTACTTGCATTACCAATTCACCAACCTCTGTTTTAGGCACGATAATAGAAAAATTCTTGGCAATGGTTTTCTTCTCAATTTTTACCTTTGCTTTTTTAGATTTTGGATTCAAGAATAAATCAGGGTCATAACTTACAAATCTGCAACTCGCTACATTCTTTGGTGCGGGGTCAACTGTGATTCCAAATTTTTGATAGTAGTATTCGGATATAAAATTATAACTCTCCTTATGTTTGGATGGGTCTATCTTGCAAATTACTGCAAATCCGGTATTGCTTACAGATGCAAACGATGCGTATGTATACTCATCTTGGTTAATCTTGCTTCTGTCCGTATAATCATCAATGTCAATTGCAATGAATCCTGAATGCTTTTCCAATTGCGATTCATTTCTTTGATTGAATGTTCCACCAATCGTAACTGCGGGTAATTCTTTCTTATGAAGTTTCTTCCGCTCTTCGTTTTCCTCCGACCTTACAAGTTCAACTTTGGTTTTCCACTCGCCATTCTTAACCTTGTCAAGAAATTCATCAACAGTTGTTCTGTCGAAATCTTTTTTCGTGTCTTTAACACTAATCCAATAACTTACCATATGTTTTATTTACGTTTTTTAATATCACGTTAAAAAAAGAGTGTAGCTGGAACGTGAACCACTTACGTTAAGCCGCTAAACTTAAACTACACGATGCAAATATAAAACAAATATCAATATAAATTACATTTGCAAGGGTAAAAAGTAATTTGCAAGGGTAAAACATCGATTTGCAAGGGTAGCGCAAGGGTAGAATCTCAATGTTTTACTGGGTTGCAAGGGATACAAGGGTAAAAGTTTTAATTATATATGAGATATATATTATTTTATTTTATAAATTAAAAAATAAATTATTTCTATTTGAAGTTTTAAAACTGTTGTTGTTTACCCTTGCTACCCTTGCGACCTTTGATAATCAAGTAGTTAAAAATTATTCTACCCTTGCAAAATTGGTAGGTTTCACCCAAAAACTAACATTTCTTCCATCTCAAAGTAATTTTCATCCGGTTGTTTCTCCAAAATTGTAGTTTGCAATTTTTTTAAGTCTTGGTAAGATTCACATTTTAAAACTTGAAGCTCCAGCCACGTCAAAGTTTCCTTTTCATATTGATTGATAAAGCAATAATTCAATCGGTTTGCAATTTCATTTGTGCAAGTCAGGAATACTTTATCTTTTTTAAGGTCTTCGCACACGCCAACGTAATACAATACTGTTGCGTGATTCTTATTGCCTAAAAAAGTACCGATTTTCTCAAGTGAAAATGTCGTGTGCATTCTTAAGAATTTAGCAGCATACATTCTACTATAAACTACGTCTCGCTTCCTGGTCTTTGTATCCAATCCGAATTCCTTTATTACGGATAGTGTTTTTTCAATGTCTATTTGTTTTTTCATTTTAAATCATTTTTAAACATCTCGTGTTGAAATTGACGAAATGCAAGTTTAATATTGTTTTGTTGTTCGATAACTGAGACATCTGCACCAGTTAAAAATATTTCGTCTTGGTGAATCAATATCTCAACGATTCTATCTAACTCTTTATTTAATTCAGGCAGAAAAATTGTATCGTTTAAATCCTCTATTAAATCGCAAATGTATGGTAATCCACCAACAATCATAAGATAGGAAGAAAGTCTTTTAAATGCCGCTTTTCTATCTTGTTTTAATAGTTTAGCCTTTGCCTTTTCAATTTGTTTCTTTGTCATAGCTTTTCTATTTCTTTTTTAACTTCTTGCCAATATTTCATAGTTGAATGTACATCTGTATTAAATGGATTAGAATGTGGGTTACTATTTATAATCTCGGTAACTGCAATTAGTGCCATTTCAACACATAAATTACCATCTCCATTTCCTGTTATTTCAATTTGTTTCTGAAATAATTTCATCACTAATTCTTCTGCTTTCTCTTTTGCTGTCATTTTTATATTCTTTTAGATATAATTTATTTCAAATTCTCAATATTATATTCTTTCACGTATAATTCAATCACTCTAATTGATTTCGCTAAATCTTCGTGAAAGTATCCTTTCTTTCTGCATCTTACCACTCTTTTTATGATATCAAATTCATACGCATTAAGTTCGTGATGTTGAGCGAATA